CGTAGATTATCATGGTAGCATTCTTCAACGTTGCCGTCAAGGTCTTTGACAAACAACTTCAGACCTTCGCCACCTAAGATCCGAACAGTCTTGCCACTGTCAAGAATAGCAAGATGATTGACATAACCGTGAAACTTATCAGTCATTAGGTTCGGCATCTTCTTCCTCCGTAGAAACATCAGCATCAATTTTATCATACAATTCGACGAACGACTGCTTGGTCTCATCATCGAAACGGTTCACACAAACTTTGATCGCCTTCATGCGATCATTCCAAATGGCATATGCTCGCATGATGTGAACCAGACGACGGGTAGAGATCACCTCGTCGATACCACCATCCTTGAAAGTACGGCGGATAATGTCTGCCCAGTTGGCAAGATTGGTACAGAACTCTTCATCGTGCTTGCCAACAGAGGCAGCAACACGAACAAGGATCTTGCTCTCAACAGCAGGAGTGGGATACTCCTGCTCGAAGGTGAGAGCAAAACGCTCAAGGAATGCTTCATTCAGAACGTTGGTGCCGATAAAGCGACCGTCATCAGAACCCTTACCCTTGGTGTTGGCAGTAGCGATGACGTTGAAACCAGGAGCAGGTTGGACATAGCGACCAGTCTTCTTCAGGAAAACACCCTTTCCTTCCAAAACAGATTGCAGACACAAGATCTTATTAGAAGCAAGATCCACTTCATCTAGAAGCAGCACAGCTCCCCGCTCCAGAGCTTCGATGACTGGACCATTATGCCAAACAGTGTTGCCGTCAACCAAACGGAAACCACCAATAAGATCATCCTCGTCGGTTTCAATGGTAATGTTCACACGGATCAACTCCCTATTTAGAGAGGCACATGCCTGCTCAACAGAGAAAGTTTTACCATTACCTGACATACCAGTGATGAAAGTCGGGTAGAAAATACGAGACTGGATGATCTTCTTTACGTCAGAGAAATTACCGAAAGGCACATAGTTCTCATCCTTGCTGGGGATCAGGTTCTGTTCAACTGCTTCCATAACAGCAGGAACAGCAGCAGGAGCTTGATAGGTCTGCTCCAATTTCTCAGCAACAGTCAGGTTCCAAGTGCCACGCTTGACATAGAAGTCACGCAGACGCTTGACAGCAGTAGGATAAGTAACACCAAAGTGATCACAGGCACCACGAACATGCTCAGCATTGATGTCGTTGCCGTAAGTATCAGAGAGAAAAGAAGTGAGTTGGGAAGTGGTCAGGTCAGACTTGGCAGGCATTGGTTGGTTGCGTATGAAGTAAGTATAGAGCAGGAGTGGGTCTCAGTGACCCCTGGTGGACGGTTTGTCAGGCGACATACTCAATGAAAGAACTGAGCAGTTTCTTGTTTGCAGATTTACCTTTGAGCATCTTCTTGAATGCTTTGGAGATCTCTCCTTTTTTAGCACCAGACTCCACGTCAAGTTCAGTATCTACATCGATATTAGTATTGCTAAGAACATAAAGGGCAGTATAGCTTTTAGGAAAAGGAATGATGGCAGACTTCTCTTTCTTCCACTGCTTTTGAACTTTATCATAGTGAGTAAGATCAGCATATGTAGAAACAAAACTGGACAAACCACTGCCACCCATGATACGGAAACCAAGCACATTTACACCAGCATTACGATCGCGTAATTGCTGAATGAAAGTGTTAGTCATCTCACCAACACTACCAGTCATCGAATAAACTCTACCCGTTTGACGATCACGAAGAATAGTAGAATAATCCAAACGACGAGGACGAATATAATACTCATCTTTATGATCGTTATAATACTTACGACCATAAGAACTATTACATCCTTCACCATCAGTCAGAATACAAACATTGACTTTCTGAAGATCATTCTTTTTCTTAAACTCTGGAATGATATAGTTCATCATAACAATACCTTCATTCAAAGGGGTGCCAGAAAGACCACAACCAAAAGTAGTAGAATAACTTACATGATAAGTAAAAGCATATGCTTCACGATAAAGATTTAGACACTGACGCTCATAATCTTTAGAGTTAGAACGAGAAGAAACAAAGTTCATCAGGTGGAACATATCTTTCTGTAGAAAGATTTTGCCTTCCTCACATTTCTTACTAGCGAAGTATTCATCATTAGAGAGATATTCATCCTTACCTTCCTTGGTACGGCGAACAGCATACCACTCATTAGTAAAAGCATAGACTTCAAAAGGAATCTGAACTTTCCTACAGAAAGCAGTCAAGTTAAGAACTTGCTTTACCGTTGCCAAAATCTCATGACACATGGATCCAGACCAATCAAGAAGAAACAGCAGACCATGATTCTTGCCATCAGGCAACACAGTTATTTTCTTGAAGATGTCTTCATTGTACTTGTAAGTGTGTAGCTTAGCAGTATCAAGCACACCAGTCTTAGATTGACCTGCACGAGCGTAAGCGTCAGCAGACTTACGGCACTCAAACTCTTTAACAAGATAATTAACCTCCTTCTGAGATTGCTTACGAAACTCCCTGTAAGATTTATCTACATCATCATAACAATCAGAGCAATCAGTGCCAGCAAGGAAGTTGCCACGATACTCATCAATCCAGTCATGGACTTCAGTCCAGTCAGCAATGTAATCAGAAAGTTCTACGGTATCAGGAATTTCAACATAAACAGGATTGCTAGAAAAACGATCCGTCAGTTTTTCAGCAGCACTATTAAAAGAACGTTGAGTCTCAGAAGTTTCACCACCAGTAGAACCATCTACAAAGTCATCGTCTTCCATTTCATCATCAAATTCTTGCTGAGCTTCGCCAGGTTCAGAGTGACCTTCCATATTGTCAGAAGGTTGCTGCCCAAATTGTTCGACATCGTTACTTTCGTTTCCATCCTCAGACTGCTGCTTTACTTCAAAGTCAGGTGTTTCTTCTACAACGTTTTCTTGTTTAGAAAACTCATACACATCAACAGCAATCTGACATACTTCTTCAAAAGTCTCAGCAACATCAGTGCGAGCGACGAACACTTGCTCCTCAACAGAGAAAGGGATCATGGCACTAGCACCAATCTTGAAGTGAAGGTTGATACGGTCAATCAGACTCAGTTTGCCAAGATCTTCGTCAAGAATACCAAAGAAATCTTGATTATTCAGTTCTTGATACCCACCAGCAAAAGACTTACGCAGACCAGGATACTTGCGCTTCATCAGTTTCTCAATACGAGCATCCTCAATGACGTTCACAAAGTCCTTGGGACAATCATGCATTTCACGCCAGTCTTCATTAGGAGTAAAGAGAGCATGTCCGACTTCATGACCTACGAGCATGTCATAGACGACACTCGAAGCACGGTCCCAGTTTGGTAAAGTAAGGACACGGCGGTCAACGTCAAAGGATGCTGTGGAGACCTTACGGTGCTCTACGATAAGGTTCTCAGTAGCGAGCAGTCGTGCCAGGTTGCCTTTGATCTCTTGCGTCAGCATGTGTCTCTTGCGTTGATGCCAATAGTATATACAAAAAAAGAGGTGCCCGAAGGCACCTCTAGTCCAGTTCCGAAACTGTCTCCTGGATGACAGAGAAGTTCTTCTCCTTCACCGCAGTGAGTGTTCGATCAAATTTTCCTTCCAACTGTTCTCTATGACTGATTACATAAACATTTGTTTTATCATCAAAGTTACGGAGAATCCAACCAAGGTCAGACCCACCTTGTTGATCTAGCGAACTATCAAAGATTTCATCTAGTATCAAGAGGTTAGTATCCACAGAATTCTTAAGCTTAGCGATAGAACGCCAAGTAAGCAAAAGAGCGATATCAATACGAGATTTTTCTCCTTCACTGAAACTATCATAAGAAAAGACATCACGGTATCTAGATTTGATTATCTCTTCAAAGTTCTCATTCAAAGTAAAGTTGACATAAAAATCCATACTCTGAAGATACTGATTGATGAGTTGGTTCATCGCTGGGAGATAGGTCTTAATGATCCTAGTCTTGATCCCGTTGTCTTTCAACAACTGCGATGCCACCAACAGTGTATCACGGTCTTTCTTATTGTCTGCTAGAGTTCCACTAGTTTCTTTTTTATTCTTAACAAGACCTTCGAGTTTAACGAACTCTGCTTTCTTGTCAGGATTACTACTTTCAAGTTCCTTGATCTCACTCTCAATGTCAGAAATACTTTTCTTAATAGAAGTGATCTGGAAATTAGACTGACTGATCGATGCGTTTAATTGCATGACCTGATCAGATAATTTAGTAAACTTATGCTCGCGTTCTTCTTCTTTTCCTATTTCTAAAAGAAGATCTTCGACGCCAGTATTCATTTTATTTAACTGATTAACACCCTCAGTAATCTTTTCTTGCCTAAAATCTTCATCTAAATCCTGCGTACACGTAGGACAGACATGATTTTTCTCAAAGAAATCGTGTTCTTGTTGACAAGTTTTTATCTTAGAGTGTATTTTAAAAAGAAAAGTGTTTAACTTCTTCAGTTTTGATGTACTGTTAGACACCTCTTTCATTTCTTCAGAATGTTTTTGTACTTCAGAAGTCAGACGCGCAACTTCATTATGGTATTCGTTTTCATTCTCTAACAATTCGGAAATTTTATTCTCTTTACGATTGATCTCTTCTTTGGTTTTCTTCTCCAGTTCAAACATATATTTTTTCTGGAGTTCAATTTTTTCTTCTATGAGATGAAGTTCGTAATCAAGTTTTTTAATCTCATCATTGTTTTCTCTGACTTTATCCTTAAGTAGAATATTCATCATCGAAAAGATTTGAATGTCGAGGATGTCTTCGATAATTTCTCTTCGTTGAGAAACTGGAAGTCTCATGAACGGAACGAATGTAGAAGATCCAAGAACTACAATCTGAGTAAAAGATTTGTAGTTCATCTTTAGAACACTTTGTTCAAAGTTCTTTTGTTGTTCTACCAGAGTGCTCTCTTGATTCCACAACTGACCATTACAATAGATCTCAAACACATTAGGTTTGATACCACGGATTACTTTGTATTCTTTTTTACCAATAGAAAATTCGATCTCTACACGACAATCTTTTTCGTTGATACTGTTTACCAGCATCGGTTTATTAATCTTACGAAAAGGTTTCCCAAACAGAGAAAAGGTAAGAGCATCTAGGATGGTACTCTTACCTGCGCCATTGCTACCAATAATAAGATTCGTTCTTGCTCCTTGTAGATCTACTTCACTAAACACATTACCCGTAGAAAGAAAATTTTTCCAACGGATTTTTTTAAAAATAATCATTCTTCGGGATCGTCAGGTGGTATCAAAAAATCGTCAGGTGTAATGATAGAGAACTTATGTCCTCGTTCTTGACATGCTGTAATTATAACATGATCTTCTACCTCAACTATCTGCATGGGAGGATAATCTTCATCATCCTCTAACATCATAAGATAACGATCGGCATCATCTTCTTCTTGAAAAATTGGAATTACTCTATCATCTTCGTCATCAAAAATAGAGTAAACTCCATCTGGATGATCCTCTAACGTTACGATATACATGTCAGACGACTTCACAACTTTCAATATATAGAGATCTCATCAGATTTTTCAAATCAGATTTGCTTACAGACATCTCTACTTCATCAATATATTCATTAAGTAAAGTCAAAGTATCTTTAGTAGAAACTTCAAGATCTTCTTGCTCTACATCAACCAGTGTCTCAACAATTTTAACATCATGAGCACCTACGTTGTAAAGACGATCAACCAATGTTTCAAACATTTGGTAGTCTCGTTTTTCGTTGACAACAATCTTGATGAACTTGTCCTTATAATCAGACACATCTTGTTTGTTGTAGTCCAGACTGGTGTCGTCATAGAAGATTTTGTCGAAGATGTCGTAGGGATTCTTGATAAACTTAAGTCTATCACTTTCAGTATCGTAGATATGGAATCCGCGAGTGTCTTTATAGTCATTCCAGAACATCTGGTAAGGGTTACCTAAGTATTGAATGTTGCCATTCTTCGACTTGTGATGAAAATGTCCAGACCACACACGCTTGAAGCGGTGGAACAGTTTGGGATCCATGCCGTGATCCATCTTCATGCCAGGAGTCACTTCAAACCCAGTGAGTTCTAGGTGACCACAGCAGATATCTGCTTCACTAGTTTCTAGTCTACGAAAGACATCTTCCTGGTTTTCTTTGTTAATCCAAGGAAGCATCAGGAATACTTTCTTGCCCATCAAGATTTCTTTCGGTTCAGAATAGATCTTGATGTTTGCGTATTGATCTAGAAGAAGTTCAGGTGAGTTAATACGATTAGTATTCTTGTAATATGTACAGTGGTTACCCAGCAGCATATGAACTTCATAGTCTTTTAGTCTCTCGAAATAATTTTCACGCACACGGTGAAAAGTATTAAAGTCCATAGACTTTCGATTATCAAATGTGTCGCCCAGATCAAAGACGACCCTGACACCTTCTTTCTCAAGCGTTGGAAAAAATACATCATCATAGAACTTTTGAAAATAATTCCAGAAAGCTAAAGATCCTTTACGACCGTCAAGGTGCTGGTCGGTTATAATCGCAATCTTCACAATTTACCTCCAACTACTCCATCGAATGTTTTGGATGTTCTACAGTTTGCCCAGTTAGTAGCGACACCTTCCAGGTGGAATCCCGTTCCGAGAAGGACAGCTTCCCGCGTACCGCCTGTGATGAGTGCCGTGCCATCCTTACTATAGCTAGTCCACGTTCCAAAGCGTCTTTGTTCAATTCGGAAATCTCCATATGGGGTTGTGTACCATTCATGTTCAGCAATTTCAGGGTGTTCACTCATCGATTCATTCTTGTTTCAATATTTTCTTTGATGCTACCCATATCTGAGTAGGAAGCATTCATACCAGACATACTACCGTCATATGAGTCCGTGTGCATGACTTCATCATATCCAGAACGCTCTAGGATCTTACCTTTGATCTCTAGTTGCTTCTTTTCTTTCTGGATGCGGCGGAGGAAAGCGTAGTAGATGATTTGTGTGAAGTAAGCAAACGGGTTCTTTGATTTTTCTGGATCAAAGTTGTCAATGTATTGTAGACAGTTCTCAATGCCGTCACAGATCATGTCCTCACGGAACATGTAGTTGACAAAGTTTGGTTTATAAGATAAGTGCGTGGCAATCTTTAGAAAACATTCTCCTAGGTAGTTTGTAACACGAGGACGTGGTTTACCTAGTTCTTTTGCTCTGTGTACTTTTTCTCTATACTCAGTGATGGCAGCAAGGAATTCCTTATTGTTCACATAGTATTCTGTTTGCTTTCTTTTTGCCATTACTGTGTATGCCACGGTTTAACTCACTTATTCATGTATCAAGTATACCACTGTGTCATGGAATTGTCAAAGGGGGTTGACAAATCCTCAGAACCTCAGTAGGATAACTCTGTCAGGGTTCAAGAGAAGTTGTAGCTTTTAGCTTTTATTAAATAGATCTTCTAAAGTTTTTTTCATCTCTTTTACAGAACCTAGATATCCAGATCCTCTAGGGATCTTATTCCCTCTTCCTGCTAGAGACTTTCCACTCTCTAATCGGTTGAGGGTTTTTTCGTAGAACTCTGCTATTTCTCCTTCTACTTCAGTCATTGTTAAAACATGATCTTTGTTGATAATAAACATATCATCAAAAGTAGCAGAGATCCATTCTTTCAAAGCAAAACCAGATACTTCTAGTGATCCTTTTCTTTGTTTAGCATTTTCTACAACTAGAGGTTTTTCCAACATTAATTTATTTTCTTCTGAAAGAAAACAAACTTTGGATACTATTTCTTCTCCTGATATTAATTTAATAGTTGCATAAAACTCTTCTTCCATATTAACTTGCTCTAAGGTTTACTCTTATAACCTCATACTTAAAATTCTCCTCATTGTAAATTGTAACTCTTTCGTTCAAATGTTTCAATGTGTAGTTCTGCCCGCCAATATCATCAGCGATGTCGTACAAGGTTGCGATATCTTTTCCTTCGCCTTTCCTGAGGACACGTCCGATGGACTGGAGATTGCGGATGCGCGACTTACTAGGGGAAGCAAAAATAATGTTGTGTAATCGTTTGATGTTGATACCTGTAGAGAATGTTCCGTAAGATGCGATGATAACAGCGTTGTTCTCAGTCTCAGTAATCTGACGGACTGCTTCTCGGTCTTCTACATCAGTACCACCATGAACAAAAAATAGTTTTCGTTCGGGGTCTATGGTGCTATTTATCAAATCAAAAAGTGGTTCCCCATGCTTCTCGATATAGTTAAACAAGACAAGGGTATTGCCATCTATATCTTTGACTAAATTTTTGATGAGGTTATTCCTACCTTTATGTTCAACTAGATACTCCATTTCATCATGATATGTGTCAAAATGCTGAGGAGCATGTTTACAAAGTAGCACTTTGATTCTAAACTTGCTAAGATAACCTTCTTTGATAAGATGATCTGTTTTAGTAACCTGTTCACAATCACCAAACAATCCTTCTAATACCCACTTATGTGTCTTACTACCGTCAAGTGTTCCAGTAAATCCAAAACGGTACTTGGCGTTATGAAGTTTAGTCATAATTCCTGTGAGGGACTTTGACTTAAATAAGTGTGCCTCATCACCGATAACACAGTCAATATCATCAAAGTATCTCTTGGGGAACTTGTAGATTGACTGCCAAGTGGAAATAATAATTGGTTTGTCAGTATTCTTATCTTTGCCCGAATATATCTTATGCACATGATCGTCAGCGTTCCATCCGTAGTCATTAAAGTCATTGACCATCTGTTCTACCAAGGACGTAGTAGGTACGATGATGAGCGTTTTCTTGTTGGTAGCAGTATAGTATCGGATGAGGGAATAGATCATCAAACTCTTTCCACTGCCCGTGGGAGAAAGTAAAAGTTTGCGGTTATTTTTTATCGCTTCGTAGACCGCACGGTACTGATAGTTGCGTGGAGTAATTCCCGTTCGGGTGATTTTGTCCATAAAGGTTTTGATACCTGCAGGAGACACAAAATCATTAGTCTCTGTAACTTCTCCATACCAATCATTCTTTTCATACTCAATTTGATATTGGCGTTCCTCTGCCCAAGTATGTAGGTGTTTCATCAACCCACCATAAAGTTCGCCTGTACCTGGGGAGTACAGACGAATAGTTCCATCCCAGTATTTGTACCTGGGGTTCTTCTTAAGGAACTTTGCTTCTGGAACTTCAAAAGAAAAATAGTCCGAGAGCTCATGATGAACATGAGGTTCTTCGGACTGAATAGTAACGTAGACTTCGTTTTTCTTTTTAACTGAAAGGAGGGTCATTACTGTCCATTTACGAATTTCTCCCATTCAATGGCACTCTTGATCTGAAACCCTCTATTAGAGATTTGCTTCATGACTTGATCAAGCCAGTAAAGCATCTGCTCTAGATATTTGATCTTTGCTTCTAGGTTAATGATCTCGTCATCACTCTCTAGATAGACCTTCATCTTTTCGGAAGTCTTGATAGATGATCCAAATGGTTTGGCGGCGTAAGTCTTGGCGTCTGCTTCACCAGAATAATACTCACGTTTTTCCTTCACCACTTTGCGGATCTCAAACTCCAGCGAGGTTTTGATCTGCTGAATGTCAGTGTAATGGTTTAAGTATTTATTGTGTTGGAAAGGGATGTCTAACGCGAGTTGTCCCAGATCTGTGGTATACTGTTTGTTCTTGAATTGAAAGTCAACTGCTGAATCTTCTGCCCAGTCTTCTCTCAGTTTTTCAAATTTATTACGAAGAGATTCAAAATTCATAGAGGTTGTAAGGATTGATCACGAATAAAGAACTGTTGATGTTTGAATGTCACTTCAGCAGTGATATATTCTACATCTGTCATTGTAGCATCAAACTGTAAGTTGGTAAGTGACACAGGGAACAGGTCTCTAAACTCTACAATGAATGCTGGGTTGTATTGGGATGTGACGACATGCAGTTGTCCGTTGGTGTAAATATCTTCTTCAGGTGTAGTCCTTGCCATTTGATCAGCATTTCCATTGTCACGCATCCAAGAATGAATGCTGTAATAATTTTTAAAATCTTCATCAACTATAAAACGCACAGTAAAATCCCCGAACGTTACTCCGCCACTAGGAATAATTGGCAAGTTTCTAAATCGACTTGCTACTTCCGTAGTTGGCATTGAAACGTCGGGGACATTTGCTGATTGGCAAAAGAAATCTACTCCATCAAACTTTTCTAGTTTGAGTAAAAACCCAATAGGGTTTAGGAAATTCCTATTTGAAGGTTGTTCCTTATACCACTGAGCAGACATGTCAACTTCCCAAGCTACAACCTATTTATCCTCATTCTCCCAGAAGTCTGCCCAGTCCTCTGGACTGTTGGTTACATCTTCCCACCCTGGTTCGTAGAGAGAACAGGGTTCTTCCATCAAAGTCTCATTCTTCATTTGTTTAATTCTGTTGTACAGTTCTTTTAGATCCATCAATCTCTGTATTCTTGAAGAATATCCAGTACACGGTTTAGGGCGTCGTGTGCTCCTGCTTTTTTCTCCTCAGAGAAGCAGTTGAACATGTCAGTGCTATCATAGAGCGCAGTCTTGAGTTTGTAAACTCTGGTTTGCAGTTCTTGTTTAGTCACGGTTCCTCTTGGCATAGTGGAATTAATAGAACTATTTAAGCACAAAAAAAGGGACCCCGCAGGGTCCCTGTGTTGATATGGAAACAGATCACATGAGGTTCTTAACAAGAACACGTCTGTAATACTGGTTCTTAGAAGCGGTAAGTGCTTCAGCATCAGGAGTACCAGCGGAAGCCTCAACGAATGGGTTCGCAACCATGCCGTAGCGGGTCTTGAAGCCAATCTTAGGCTGGAAGGTCTCAGGATCGATGCTTCTGAGCATCTGGAGGGGTACATATGGGCAGTAGAATAGACCTGCGTCATATGGGGAGGAACCCTTATAACCAACTACGTAGTAGTGGTTGTTGGAAACGTTAGCAGAATAAGGATCAACGTAGACCTTAATGCGACCGTTCATGGTGCCGACTAGGAGGTTACCAGTGTCATCAACTTCACCGATGGAAGGACCACCAGCGCCAGTTAGACCTGAGGAGTAGTCGAGGGTGCCAGACATGGCGAGTGCGGAAGCAACATCAGCAGAAGTGATGATGAAGTTGCCCTTTCCTCTACGAGTCTGCTGCGCGATAGCGTTAGCATCTCTTTCGATCTGGAACATAAGTCCCTTGAACTTCTCAACTGACCAACGACCGTTGGAGTCAACGTCTAGGTCGAAGATACCAGCGTTAGCAACGTTGTTCTGAGCACCAGGCTTAGCAACGGTGTAAACGGTACGAACGACTTCACGGTTGATCTCAGCAAGGATCTCGCTGGAGAGCAGGTTAGCGAGCTCTTGCTCGGCATCTAGACCATGGATCGCCTTGAGGTCTTGTGCGAGTTCCAAGGTGTACTCAGCACGAAGAGCTCTGGTCTTAGCGGTGACCGCAGTCTTCTCGATGCTGAAGTCCATTTCGTTGAACAGGGTAG